CCAAACATTCTCAACAGAAACCAAAGAGAATTGCTCCTCAAATGTTTGCCCGCTAACTAATCCATACAAAGCAATAATTGTTGTATCAGATATAAATGCGTCTGTCAACTCTTTTTTAATCGTTTTTCTATCTCTTGCCATAATTTAAAAACTAAAAGGAAACTCTCCTGGTAACAAATAATTTTCAGTTGCCTCAACAATTATTTTATCTTTTAATGTTGCGGGTCTGTTTAACTCTGTAAAATAATCAACCACTTCATAGTCGGTAACTTCGCTTACTTTTAAAACCTCACCAACTTGTAACCTCTCGGTTGTTGATGTCTTTTTATTTAATAATAACATAGCGAAGGCGTTTTCAATATCGCCCGTACATTCAACCACTTTATTATAAAATGATTGTCCGCTGTATGTTATTTCTCTACTCATAATTAGCCTCTATCTGTAAAGGTTTATTCTCTGATAATTCAACTCTTTTTAGTACCATTCCATCTTTTGCAAAATGTTCTCTAATGCGGTGGCGGAATCTCAAATAATCATTATCCAATATCAGCTCGTCAATTGCCACCCCAATTTTAGGGTTAAACGGAAACTCTCCTGGATTAGCAATTAGGATAACCGCCTGATTTTGGGCAAGCGTTCTGCCAACTGCTAAACCGCTTATTATTTTGTCATCTAAGCCTCTTACGATTTGAATTTTTAAATCGATGCTTTCAAGAGCGTTGGTGCTATCCGTTAATTGAATTCCTATATCTTTCATCGTTTAAACGTTATTTAATAAGGCGTTAAACATTATTTTAATGTTGTTTAATTGCGCTTGAGTGGTTGGCGAAATTGTTCCAGTTCCTTGAGGTGTTACAATTTGAGCCGATACAATTGTGTCAATCAAACTATCCATTAAAGCCCCTAGATTAGCCGTGCTGTTTTTAATGGTAACTTTCTTTGTTTCCCCATCAATAATGATTTCAAAATCTTCCTTTTTAAAAGTTATGTTATCAACCGCATCAACCTTCAGAATAAACAAACCGTCTAACTTTCCAGTTTGGCTCATTGCGATTACTTCGCTACCTACTTTTGGTTTAATAACCATCATGTCGGCATCATCGCTTATCGTGGCACAAAGGCGAACATCAGTCAGAACCAACTCACTTGCAAGTTTAATGGAGCAAGTGTTTTCTTGAACCGATACCACAGTTGCAGTAATAGCCAAATTAGGATTGATTCCCAAAGCTTCACGCAATGCCTTTTTTATTTCTGCTGGTGTGTCCATTATACGCTTACTTTAATTCCAAGTTTAACAGTTCGTTTCCCTCCGCTTTCACTAACTGAAGTAGTAACTCCAACTACATAATATTTACCGTCCTTTTCAGGATAATCCTCGTCTTTTATTTTTGCTGTGTACGTAGGTTGCACAAATGGGATTAACCACGTATCAATTCCTCCTTCATACATATCAGCACTTCTACGGATAAGCTCCGCATCGGCTATCTTTTTTAAATCGGCTTTAGAAACGGAACCAACTTTTAAAGTTACTTTATCGCCTCCAGTTGTTCCAGCTGTATAGCTTTCAACCTTGCCCGCTACGTTTGTACTTTCAACAGTTATTTCAACCTTTCTATCAATTGCCTTTTTAAATTCCAAAGAGCTTTTCTCTACATTCTTTTGCATTGAGTAAATTACCTCTCCGCCTTTTTCTAAATAAGGAGCGTGTATGTGTAATTCCTTTTTTTCAGTATTGAAATAAATATTGGCTTTTGTTTCTTCAGCTAATTTTTTCAAAACATCAAAAGCGGTTGCCTGATGGATGACAAACTTTTCGTAAGCAATATCATAATCACAAACCAACTTAAAAGAAGGATCTATTTGTTTAACTAAATAGTCCGCAATTTTGGAAACGTTTGTATTCTTCAGCTCCACATCTTTAACCGCTTTTCTAAAAATGAACAGCGCATCTTC